TGATCTGGCCCATATTTATTTGACAGGCGATTAAAGTATTTGGCTTTTTGTTTCCCTAATGCAGCAATCTGTTCTGCCCCGGGTTCAAATTTTGATCCTTTTGCACGTTCACCATATAACCATTTTCCATAAGTTGTATTTGCAGGAACAGCCCCACCAACGCTTGCCCTCTTTCCAGCAGGAGGCGGTGTGAAATCCCATTTTTTATAATTAACAACAGCTACAGTTGTAGACCTACAACCAAAATGTTGAGGCGGTACTGGCCCCTGATTGTATTTAAAAACTTGACCATCTAAATCTCTACAGACAGGGGAAGTTCTTGAGTCAAGCGTGGCAACGTAACGATATTCCTCCGTCACATCAGGATTAGCTTTATAAACAGCTTGGCTTGCTGTATTCGTGACCTGATTAACAGTAGTTCTAACAATCGTCATTACCTGATTATTTGCACTTTTAGTTGCAGCTCCTCCTTGTGCAAGTAGCTGACTTAAACTTCCTTTTTGGTCTTTCTTTAAATTTCCAACTAACTCTCTAACAATTTCGGGAGTTGTATCACCAGATAAAAGCCCACTCCTAACCACTTGGTTTAATCGTTTTGCTTCTGCTTCTGCTATCCCTAAAAATGATTTCTTAACCGTGTTTCCATTAGGTAGCGTTATTGTTTGGCCTTCTTTAGCAGTTAATTTAAAAGTTCCTTTTGTCCTTGCTTTCTTATCTTTCGTAATTCCTGCCAACTCACTTTTTAAAACAGCAAGGTTAATAGCAGTTGGATCTGTAGTTACAACAGACTTAGCAAATGACTGACTAACAGCAACAGACCTAAAAGAATAACCAATTTGGTCATGGATCTTTTCAGCCATGCCTTTAGGAATTGATTTCTTTAATTGATTCTCAACAAATCCTGCCTGTACTTTTGCAACCCCTTCAAGCTCAGTAATTAAATCATCAACACTTCCATTAGCCCAAGAATTTAAACTCTCCTTTGTTTGTTTTATTAACGCTCTTAATCTTGCAGTCTTATAAGCAGGTCTTTCGTTTAATGGTTGTCCTTCAATGATTTTTAATTTCTCAACAGCTTTTAACATCACATTGTTATATGAAGTCACCAGCTTTTTAGAAACGCTATTACTAAACCGATTAAGGTCTATCGCATTGCGATAAAACTCAGGCGGGATTCCATCACCGACAGGAACAGTTTTTGACATTTATTCAGCTTGATCGTTTTCGTCTTCTGGTTCTGCTGATTGTTCAGGTTCCGCTTCTTCCTCTTCCTCCAGAGGTTGATCCACTTCTATTAAGGAAGCCTGTTGCGTTGCCTCCAACTCTTCCTCAACGTCAAACTCATCGCCAAGCACTTCTCCTTCGTGTAATTGCTTCAACAACGTCTCTTGTGTAATTGTTCCAGCCGTATAAAGTTGCAACAAGCTACCAATTTCTTGAGGATCTAAACGAGCCGCCAAGAAATCACGATTAACAAAACTACTACCTGCTGAATTATTGCCTAAATACTGTGCATGGAATATTAAAGAGTTATCTATCATGTCTTGCATCTGTTGTGCGACCACCTGCATCGTGCTATCGCCTTGTGATCTATCTATTCTTTTTGACTCTGCTGTCTCTGCCCCTAATTTTTGGCCTAGCACCGCAGCTAACGCAAGAGTGTTTATTTGATGCTCTAGCTGATCTAATCTCTTGAATTGAGAATCAAAGCTAGTGCCTTTGCTCTCGATGTACTCGGCTCGACCATCAGCAGGAAAAGCAATTGCTTCACCCGGCCCTGCAGAAACTTCTTCAGATGTTTGAGGGAATCCATAAAACGCAAGCATTGGAACTGCTGCAATATGCAATTGATTATCAAGATCTGATTGTGTTTGATAAGCCTTAAGATTTAATTCTGCAATATCTTCCATCGGTGGGCGTGACTCCATGAAATTAATCCTGTTGGAATAAGCAACAGAAAAAGGAATTTCAGATAATGATGTGGCTCCTTCATCAAACAATTGAAAATCACCATCGTTATTTTTACGGTGAATTTCAAAAGCTCCGGGTGTTAATAATCGAACCTGCTCAACAATCTTTTCACCATAATCTCCATCAGGCTCAATAACTTTTTCCATCAGTCGAAGTTGAGTAAATTTCTGCTCTCCATCCTTTAGCTCTGTTCTCCAACCAAGAATGTCTCTAGGTGTATATGTAACCCAATAAGGTCTTCCGTTTGCATCAGCAGGAGCATCAACCAAAACACCACAATGCCCGTAGCGAATCACCTTGCGAGCTGTGTCGTAAGTCCAGATATTTAGATCATTTCCCTGAAGGTCTACATCAAATAATTGCTCACGAATAACATCAGCAACGTCATTTAATCTAACTGGCTTTCTTGTCAACATTCCAGCCAACATTCTTTCAAGTCGCTGGTAATAAGGAGGACAAACTGAACGGGATAGTCTGTTGTCGTATGCCTCATCCAACTCACGAGGCTCTTGAGGTAAATAATCTCGATGGCGTTTTCTCATCTGATATGAACCGCCCAACAAATTTTCAATCAGAACCCAATGGGGTTCCATATTTTCCCAAGCACTATTTGGATCATTAACATCTGCTGTTGTTCCAGCTTTCTCACGTTTATAAAAGTTGTATCCGCTATACACGATGAGCCTCTTGGTTTATGTTAACAGTTTATAGATAAAAGCTAATAAATTCTAATACCTGTTCCTCTCCCTGAGTTCATGTGTAATGGATTGAACTCCTTCCAGATTAAATAACCTAAAGAATCTGCCATGTGATCCAGATTCATCGTCTTATCTGGAGTGCCGTCTTCTGCATACGCTTGAAGCTCTAAAGACTCAATTGTTTTCTTACAACGTGGATGAATATGCAATCTTATTTCTTCTTTTCCATTAAGCAACATTGCTTGAACTGCTGCAACTCTATCTCTGACGTAAGGATTGCTTGCACCTGACAAATTGACAATTCTTCTTTGCTGCAATAACTGGATGTCGGTCTTAGCAGCATTTGTTGATCTGTTTCCACCTGAAGCGTCTGGATATGCGTAAATCGTACTGTGCGGAAATTTTTCTCGCAATTGGTCTGCCATTGAATCTGTATCATGTGCTCCTCCAATCTCATCAAAAATGTATAGATGTCCTTTGCTGATTACTCCAATTGCTGCGTTGCAATTTCCAACGTTAAAGTCACAACCAACTCTAATAATTTCTTCTGAGTGATCGGGCATTTCTTCAGTTACATGCTTTGTTCTGTCAAACCTGTCATAGACGGCTCCTGTTTGCAGGTTGCAAAATTCTCCCTCGGTATAAGCACGAACTAAAGAAGCTGGATAATTTTCAAGTAATGCTTGTAGAAAGTCAGGCGGCAAGTAAGGGTTGTCAGCCGTTCGAGCTTTGTAGAGTGCTCGATCTTCCTTGTGACCTTCTCGGACAAATAAATTATAGAACGTACCGAAACCTTCGGGAGTAGAAAAAAGACCTAATTGTCTTCTATTTCCTGCTCTTAATCTACCTAAGAATTTTTCAATAGCTCTTTGTCCTATATCTGCTTTGGTGGTGTCTAACTCGTCTGAGCCAATAAAACTGAGGTTGACTCCAATAATCCTCTGCCAAGATTCCATTGAACGACAAAGAACCGTAACATCTCCACTAGGTAGATTTAATTTGTATTCAGGTAAAGGAGAGGCTCTATATTCATAACTGATTTCATTTGTTTCCCAAAATTCTTCAAGAGAACGCTGCAAAACATCACGAACCAAAGCCCCAGTAGGAGCGAAAACAGCCCCAACCGTACCGGGGTTATCAAGAGAACATAAAGTAGTCCACGCTGCAAGCGTTCTTGTTTTTCCTGCTCCATAACCTGCACAAAATCCAACAATTCTATGTTCTAAGTCTTCACAAATTTTCTGCTGGTAATTTAATAAACCGTCAAAAATACGCTGACGAATTAAATCTGTTTGTTGTATTCGTTTTTCTGGCGAAACTTCAAACGCAGTAAAACCTTGAGGATATAAAACATGACCTGCTGGTAATTCTTGGAGAATATTCAAGAGCAAAGAGAAGCTAATTTAGCTGCTGTATTAATGGCACCAAGAGCAATGTGATATTGACCAGCCCTTCTAGCTTCCATCTGTAAGGTGCTGCATTGGCTCAAAAGATCTGCCACCATTTGTGGTCGCTCCAAGTCCCAATCGGCCTTCAGTTGCTCCCTAGCTATCTGTAAATACTTATCTACAGCTCTTTCTTGCACCCCCCAGTTTTCAGCCGCAAAACGCACACAATCTGATCTCCTTCCTCCATTAGCAATAATTCGAGCAAACTTTTGTGCTCGAACTATGGTTTCAGCTTGAGTTCCTTTGACTGCCATATTTATATTATTACCACAATTATTGGAGCGTCTGGGTAGGTGCTGCCCCTCCGATCTTGTCAGGGGTGCTGACTTGATCCTGCTTCAGACGCTTGGGGTAAGGCAAAGCCTTCTTAATAAGATTATCACGCAATTTTTGATCTAGTGGAAATAAATAGCGATGTTTTTGAGAACCTTGAACAATTTCTAATCCTTTATCTATAAATTTTAAATGTGATCCATGCGTTTTTCTAAAGGCTCTCCCATGCCATCTTTTCCCTTTAAATAAATATTCGTCAGCAGCATTAGATTTTCCATCATAGATCCAATTGGTTGCTTGATAGATGCCGCCATGATGATTTTGTTCTATATCTGCAAAAGAAACAACCAACCTCATTTTAGGATTTGATTTTTTTAAAAATTTCAAAGCAATGGAAATTATCTTTGAGACAGGAGTTTTATGTATTTTTAAAGCAATTCTTACAAGCTCACAGGATTCAGTTTGATCACATCCGTAAGGCTGACCCAATGACTTGTTTGCACCTCTACCAAAAAGGACAACACCAATAAATTTATTTTCTTCCCAAACTCCTATTTTTACTAATTTACCTACAGGCAAACATTTACTGTAATGCCAATTTAAGCAAGCAAATTTTGTTGCTTCATAAGAAGCCCAATCAAGTTTTAAATTAAATTTGTTTTGTAAATTCATGTCCACATTTAGGGCATTGGCAATCAATTTCTTTTTTGTCTAAACGATCTAATTGTCCTTGGTCGTCAACCAATCCAGCATCAAAATCAGGAGATTCAACTCCTAATTTTTCTAAATCTTCAGCATTAAAGAAAGAGGAGATGTCTTGCTCTTCTGAAAGCTGCTTAAGCATTTCAGCATCCCATTCTGAAAGGTCAGAGGTTCTGTTGTCAGCAAGAGCCAAACCAACTTTGTCCTCTTCTGTTAGTCCAGTTCTTTTTACAGCAATAATTTCTTTGCCATCTGTTTCAATTACTCGAAGGTTTTTTATTCCTGCTGCTTTTGCTCCTTCAATGGTTCCATTACCAGCAAGTATTCTGTTTTCTTCATCTATAACTATTGAACGAGCCGCACCAAATTTTTCTAATGATTCTTTGATTAAGGAAGAAGAACGATCTGTCCTTTTACGAGCGTTTTTATGATCGCTTTTTAAATCTTGTATTGAAGTCAAAAATAAAAGAAGCTTAAATGCTTTGAGTTTAATAGGCCATTAGTGTAAGGCAAGGAACTATTCAAGCCAATGCAGAAATATTTTTGTGATTGCGAGCATTGCCAAGAGATAAGGGAACAGCAAATAAAACATGGAGAATGGATAAAGAGGGGATTGACCAAATCACATAATCTTATTAAGATTAAGAAGTCAACCACACAGGACTTTATTCATGGGCAAATTCGCTGACGCACTGCAAGGAATTGTGGAAACAATGAAAGCAGGAGATAAAGTTTTTCAACTCAATATTAAAGAGCTTGAAAAATCAGTTGTTGAGATTCAGAAAACAGAAAACATTCTTGCTTACAAGAAAATCTGGAACAATTAAACAACAAGCCCTTCGGGGCTTTTTTATTTTTCCTACATTCACCCCCCCCTATATAAAAATTATGTCAGAAGAAATTCGATGGATTAAAGGCAGCCTTTATAAAGAAACATCTGCTGGAAATTGGGAGCCAATGGAAACTGACGCAAAAAATGATGCTGGAATTGCATATAGAGCAATACAGAGAATTATTTCAAGCGTTACAGATGAGGAGCTAAAACAGGCAGGACTAAGTGGAGAAGACATGGAAAGCTTGAAGTCTGCAATGGACAGCTTGCTTGAATTAAAGAAGCAAAACAAGTTGAGCTTGGAACAAGAGCTAAGACCAAAAGAATGGTTAGATGCTGCTAATGCGGATGGAGAATTGTTTGATGAATATTATGAGTACCCAAAAAAATCAATTGCAGAAGCAAAAATAAATAATGTTATTGACATTAAGCAATAATCTTATTAAGATAAAGGAGTAGTCAAGATCAACCACAAATGACACCTACAACTCAAACACTTTTGGATCAGTTAGGCGGCACAAATAAAATCGCTGCAATGACTGGAGCACAAATTGTTACTGACGATAAGAACAACGGAGTTCACC